CTGGTAGAACTTCATTCTCAGGAACAATCGAAATGCACTTTGACGAAACTGATACTCAGCAAGAAACTTTAACTGCTGGTTCATCTATCTCATTTGTTTTATTACCAGAGGGTAATGCAAGTGGAGACGCAAGTTATACAGGTACTGGTATTATTACTGGTATGAGTATTAACAATGCTATGGATGCAATCGTTTCAAGAACTGTAACATTTCAAGGAACTGGTGCTTTAACTGTAGGAACTGTATAATCTAATTTATGTCAGTTATTGATAGAGTTAAATCTCATTTTGAAACTCTTAAAACTTTAACTATTGAAGTTGAGGAGTGGAAAGACGAGAATGGTAATCCTAGTGTCTTTTATTCTGAGCCTTTAACACTTGAAGAAAAAAATATAATTTTTAAGAAGTCTAGCAACTTCCAAGACTTAACTGTTCTTGTTGATTTACTTATAATGAAATTGTTAGTCAAAAATGATAAAGGCGATATGATTAAAGCCTTTAGCCCAGAAGATAAATTTGCTTTAAGAAAAAAAGCAGATTCAAATGTAATTTCAAATATTGCTAATCAAATTCTTGCAGATACTAATTACGAGGAAGCCGAAAAAAAGTAGATAGCGACCCTGATGTTAGGTCGCTGTTAGTTATAGCAGAACGATTACATCTCACAATACAACAAGTTCTTGATATGCCTGTTAGCCATTATAATCTTTGGTTAGCCTACTTGAAAAAAGAGCAAGAACAATATAAAACAAGTCAATCACTAGCAGAAGCAAGGAAATATAAATAATGGCAAACCAAAAATTACAGATAGATATATTAGCGAATGATAAATCTAAACAGGCTTTTAATAGAGTTCAAGGAAGTATTGCCAAAGTAAAAGGTGCTGTATTTAATCTTAAAAATGCTTTTATTGGTTTAGGTGCTGGACTTGTTATCAGATCAATCGTAAATACTGGTATTCAAATTGAAAATTTAGGTGTTCAACTTAAAGCATTATTTGGTTCTGCAAAAGAGGGTCAAAGAGCATTAGATATTGTAACTAAATTTGCAAAGACAACTCCATTTGAATTAGAGAATATTCAACAAGGTATAACTGCATTAGCAACTGTAAGAAAACAAGCTGAATCTGCTGGAGTATCATTTGAAGAACTTTTAAAAATTACAGGTAACACAGCCACAGTATTAGGTGGAGATTTTGCTTTAGCATCTTTACAAATTCAAAGATCATTTTCTGCTGGTATTGCATCTGCTGAACTATTTAGAGAACGAGGTGTTACTGCTATGGCTGGTTTCCAACAAGGAGTTAGAACATCTGTAGATCAATCTATTAAAGGATTGGCAAAAGCATTTGGAACAGGTGGAGAGTTTGGAAACTTAACACAAGAATTATCAAAAACATTATCTGGTACAATTTCAAACTTAAAAGATGCTTTATTTACATTTCAAGTTTCAATTACTAGAGGTTTCTTTTTTGAATTAAAAGAACAATTAGGAGATTTAAAACAATTTACAGAAGATAACCAATTTGCAATAGAGTCTTTAGGTGTAGAAATTGGAGAAAAATTAGCTGTAGCAATAGTTAAATTATCTGATGGAGTTAAAACATTAACTCAAAACTTTAGAGATTTACAAAGTATTATAGGACTTCTTGTTTTTGCTTTTGGTGGATTGGCTGGTAAATTAGCTGGTGCTGGATTAATTATAGATGACATTAATAGAAGAATTAAAAAACTTGCTAATGATGTTACACAAGATTTTCAAAAAATTAAAGAATTTGAACATGAACTTTCTATTCCAGTTCAAAACTTAAATAAAGAATTAGAATATACTAGACAATTAATACATGAATTTGAACATGAATTATCTGTTCCTGTTCCAACTGCTACAGAAAAAGCTATAGAGAAATTTAAAGAACTTAATAATGGTGCATTAGAAAATATTAAAAAGAAAACTGGTAATATACAAATGATTATTGCAGAGGGTATTAACAATGGAATAACTAAAATGTCAGAAGCATTTGCTAGATCAGTTGTATTTGGAGAAAATTTAAAAGATACTCTTAAAAATTTAGCAAGAGAAGTATTGGTTAGAATACTTGCTATTTTAATTGAACAAATATCAAGAATGGCTATTCAAATTGCTATGGAAAATACTATGATTGGTCAATTAGCAATTAAACTTGGTATTGAAAAACAAATCACAGAAGAAAAACGAAAACAAAATCAACAAAGTAAATCTGACTTAGGAAGTTCATTAGTAAGTTTTGCTAGTTCTTTTTTACCAAAATTTGCTAATGGTGGTGCAGTATCTAAAGGCAAACCAATCGTTGTTGGAGAGAATGGTGCTGAATTATTTATACCTAATTCATCTGGTCAAATAACACAATCTGCTAGAGGAACAGGTGGTGGTGGTACAACTACAGTTAATTTTAATATCAATACAGTTGATGCTTCAGGCTTTGAAGAATTATTAATTAGATCAAGAGGAACTATCACTCAATTAATTAACAATGCTGTAAATGAAAGAGGTAAGGAGAGTCTAATCTAATGGCTGGTGCATTTCCAATATCTACTGCTCAATTCACAAGTTTAGGAATTAAATCAATTCAAAATACTATTATCTCTAAATCAGTATCCGGTAAGAAATTATCAAGACAAATAGATGGTCAAAGATGGGGATTTACTGCTCAGATAATCACAGCTAAACGATCTGATGTTTATGGCGAACTTATGGCATTTATTGTTAAGCAAAGATCAGGCAAAGAAAATTTTACAATAGTGCCACCAGAAGTCGAAGATGCTAGAGGTACAGCTAGTGGAACTCCTAATGGTACAGCATCTGCTGGTGCTACATCAATTACATTAGGTGGTAGTGGTACAGGCACATTAAAAGCTGGAGATTTTATTAAATTTGCTAATCACGATAAAGTTTATATGGTCGTTGCAGATCAATCAGATATTTCAACAGGCTCACTTACTATTGAGCCACCTTTAATTACATCAGTTTCTTCAACGGATATTCAATATGATAATGTTCCATTTACTGTTTATCTAACTAACGATATTCAAGAATTTGGTGTTGTAGGTGCAGATAAAGATGGTAATGCTTTATATCAATTTGAATTTGATGTAGAAGAAGCTCTTTAATGAAAAAATATAAGATAGTACACAGAATAAGTGCCGACTTTATTGCAGAAGCTATTGTTAATGAAGATGAAATAGATACTTCAATTAACGATCTTAAAGAGTATAAGAAACCTAATAGCAAATTTGAATATACTATGTTAAAAGGTACAGAAAGTGTAACTCAAACTAACTACGAATTATATGACGAGAAGCCTAACAACAGCGATAAAGAACCAATTAGCAACAAATGATATTCGACCAGTACATCTTATCACTATTGGGTTCAGCACTCCTGTTAATTTTACTGATTGTTCCTTTTCGCTAACATCAGATATTTCAGGTTCATCAGTTACTTATAACGCATCAGATTTTGTATTAGGAATATCAGATTTTTCAGAACAAACAGATGTAAGTAAATCTAGTATTAGTTTAACTTTATCAGGTGCAAATCAAACATTTATCTCAACAGTATTAAATGAAAATGTCATTAATGATGAAGTTAGTATTTATAGAGGTTTATTAGCTAGTGATAATACCTTAGTGCCTGACCCTTTTTTACTTTACAAAGGGAATATAGAAAACTTTGAAATACAAGAAACAGAAACATCTAGTGCAGTAGCATTATCTATCGTATCGCATTGGGCTGACTTTAATAAGAAGAATGGTCGTAAAACAAATAACACATCACAACAAAGATTCTTTAGTACAGATGTTGGTATGGATTTTGCATCTCAAACAGTACAAGATATTAAATGGGGTAGATCATAATGCAAGATATTATCTCTCTTTACAGAAACTATAACAGATATGATGATTGTTCAGATAATGATTTAATTAGTTATCTTATGCCTAGCATATCTTTAAATCAATTTAAGAAACACTACGATAATAATAAATTAATAGGATTTACTAATTGGGGTTTATTATCTGATAAAGCACATAATCAATTTAAACAAACAGGATTGATAGATAATAAAGATTGGAACTCAGGAGATAATCTTTGGCATATAGAAACAATCTGTAAATATAATCTTAAAAACATTATGAAGTGGACTAAATCATTTTTAACTAAACAATTTGGAATAGGCAAAGAGATTAATTGGATAAGAATTAAAGATAATAAAATTGTTAGAACTGTAACAAGAACAACTAAAGAGGCTTGGTTATAATGGGTGGATTTGTAGGAAAAGTTATAGGTACTGTTGCTAAAGCATCAAAATTTTTTGGAAATATGAATCCTTTAGTGTCTTTAGGTATAACTTTATTTATATCTTGGGCATTAAGACCAAAAGTTCCTGAAATACAAGATTTTGGAACTAACCAATTTGATGACTTTGAAAGAGGATTATTAATTAATAAACAATCTAACGACTCTAATATTCCTGTAATTTATGGAGAAAGATTAACAGGTGGAACTAGAGTGTTCATGGAAACTTCAGGAACAGATAACACCTATTTATATATGGCAATCGTTATGTCAGAGGGAGAGATAAACGATATAGAAGAAATAAGAGTAGATGATAAAGTAGTTAGTTTTGCATCTAGCTTTTCAGATGGTACATCAGTTGAAGTAGATAGTGGAGATAGTAATTTTTATAAAGACGGAGAAAGTTTAATTAGAGTTGAGCCTCATTATGGAACTGATGGTCAATCAGCATCAACATTATTATCTACATTATCATCATGGGGAAGTAATCATAAATTAAGTGGCTTATGTTATTTAGCAATAAGGTTTAAATGGAATCAAGACGCATTTACTGGTGTTCCAAAAGTACAAGCTAAAATACAAGGTAAAAAAGTTAGAACTTTTAATGCAAGTTTAGTAGAACAATCAGCTACTTACGAAACTAATCCAGCATGGTGTTTATTAGATTATTTAACAAACACAAGATATGGAAAAGGATTACAAGATTCAGAAATAGATTTACAAAGTTTTTATGATGCCTCAGTAATTTGCGAAACTCAAGTAACACCATATTCAGGTGGAAGTGATATTAATATTTTCGATATAAACACAGCTTTAGATACTTCTAAAAACATAATAGAAAATGTTAGAGAGTTATTAAAAGGCTGTAGAGGTTATCTGCCTTACAATGCTGGTAAATATAATTTAATTATAGAAACAACAGGT